GCCAATGCCACAGCTAATTTAAAGGCTGGCCGCTGGCTGTATGACATTGAAGCAAATACTGCTAATAATGCCACAGTGGTTAGAATCCGCGAAGGTGTAATTACTGTCATGCCCGAAGTAACCCGATAAATATTCCAAAAGGTAAAAATGGCTACAGTAACCAATAGAGAACAATTATCTGATTATTGCCTAAGACGATTGGGTCATCCGGTCATAGAAATCAACATTGACGATGATCAGCTAGAGGATCGTATCGATGATGCCTTTCAATTCTATCGCGAATATCATTACGACGCCATAGAAAAAGTTTACCTAAAACATGAAATGACAGCCAACAACATAGCCGATGGTTATGTTACTTTAAGTGATGCAGTAGTTGGTGTAGAAAGAATTTTGCCGTTCAGTAGCAAGACCACCAGTGGCATGAACATCTTCGACATTCGCTATCAGATATTAATTAACGATCTGTACAGCATCATGAGTACGGATCTGATCTATTATCAGCAGGTCAAAGGTCAGCTGGAGCTAATTCAGCAGGTACTGGTGGGCACTAAGCCTGTAAGATTCAATCGCCACATGAATCGCTGCTACATAGATCTTAGCTGGAGTTCTGATGTCAAGGCCGGTGAGTTTTTGGTGTTCGAATGCTGGCGCATCCTAGATCCTAACACCTATAACGATGTCTATAATGATATGTGGCTTAAAAGATACGCTACTGCTTTGATCAAAAGACAATGGGGAGACAACCTTAAAAAGTTCGGTGGCATGCAACTTCCGGGCGGTGTAACACTTAATGGGCAAATAATCTTTGACGAAGCTTTAGCAGAGATTGAAAAGATAGAACAGGAGATTCGAAATACCTTTGAATTACCTGTGGATTTCTTTACTGGCTAATCCTTATTCACCACAGTAGTATTATAGAAGAATCCTAAACAGGTGTCGATGATCAATGCCAACTAATCCGTATTTTCAAAGCGGTATACCCATGGGCCGACGCTCAGAACAGGTCCTGTATGAGGATTTGATCATTGAGTGTCTAAAGATCTATGGACACGACGTTTTTTATGTACCCAGGAAAAAATTTAATCAGGACATAATCTTAAACGAAGATGCCCTGCAAACCTATGAGCATGCCTATCCAGTTGAAATGTACATGGAGAACGTACAGGGTTTCGAAGGCGAAGGACAACTACTTACTAAATTTGGTATAGAGCTAAGAGATACAGCTACATTTGTGGTTAGTCGTAGACGCTGGCAACAGCTCATAGGATCCCATGGACAGACCCTATTGCCCCGACCAGCCGAAGGCGACATTATCTTTTTTCCGCTAACACATAGCATATTCGAAATACGTAAGGTAACTGGTAACCAGCCCTTTTATCAGGCCGGTGCCCTGTATGTGTATAAATTAGATTGCGAATTAGCACAATACAGTCTAGAAAGATTCGATACTGGTGTAGACGAAGTAGACAAGCTACCAGACATCATAGTAGATTCCATGACCACTGGTGCCTTTGAATTTGCACTAGAAAATAATGACACCATGGTGCTGGAAAATGATGATCCTTTGGTTTTAGAAAGTTATACAGTCGATAGTTATACCCTAGACAACGAAACACATGTAGAAGCACAGAATGCTAAATTCGATGTTGAAATCGAAGACATTCTGGACTTTACCGAAAAGAATCCATTTGGTGAGGTGTATCGTGCTTAATCAGACCTTCTACTGGGGTACAACTCGCAAAGCCATCATAGCATTCGGCAACATATTCAATAACATTTTTATTGAACGACGTAACGCTGCTGGAACAGTCGTACAAAGATTCAAAGTTCCCTTGGCCTATGCACCACGCCAGAAAATGATAGCTCGTATTGAGCAACAGCCTAATCTTGATGACGAACGAGTCCAGGTTATTTTGCCTAGGATGAGTTTTGAAATCATGGGACTACAGTATGACCCTGCTCGTAAGATCAGTCCCATACAAAGTAATCGAGCCATATTAAGCAATGATCCCAATAAACTTCAGGCTCAGTATGCACCTACGCCCTATAACATAAGCATGAATTTATATGTCTATGTTAAGAATCAGGATGATGGTCTGCAAATAGTCGAACAAATACTACCATACTTTAATCCCGATTACAATCTAAGTCTTAAAGCCATACCACAGTTAAATATACAAAACGATCTGCCCATTATACTGGACAGTGTTACATATCAAGACGAATATGAGGGCGACTTTGCGGTTAGACGAGCCATTGTCTGGACTCTGGCATATACACTCAAGATCAACTATTATGGGCCTGTCCAGAAGACCGGCATCATTAGAAAAGTTAATGTTGATCTGTTTAACAACGTGGAATTAACTCAGAATCTACGTAGCTATACAGCAGTGGTTACACCCAGTACCGCAGTACCTACTGATGATTTTGATTTTACCGAAACCTTTACAGACTTTGAATGAAAAATATTAAAGAATTGGATACGCTGTTTAATACAGCTCCCATGGACAATGCCGAGATACTGTTGCCTGAAGTTACGCCTGGCCTGACCAATGATCAGCAGGATGATTATGATTTAGCCAGGTCAACTCTACGCAGTGTTATAATCAAGGGTCAGACCACGCTCGACGATCTGGTCGAACTAAGCAGAAATTCTGAACACCCCAGAGGATACGAAGTGGCCGGTCAGCTCATGAAAACACTAAGCGATACAGCCAAAGATTTGCTAGAGCTGCAGAAACGAGCCAAGGATCTTAAATCTCCGGAAACAACTGCCAAAGGTTCCAGCATAGGCACACAAAACAATGTTGTGTTTGCTGGTTCTACAGCAGAACTCATGAAGATGCTTAAAAACAATACATGAGTACCGAAGTATCCTACATGGGCAATTCCAGCCTTAAACCGGTTGGACATGTCATAGATTATACCGTAGAACAAGTTAAAGAGCTCATAAAGTGTAGTACAGATCCCATATACTTTATTCAGAACTATTGTTACATAGTGACCCTAGACCATGGTCTTCAGTTATTTAAACTCTATGATGTTCAGAAGAAAAAAGTAGATACCATTTTAAATAACCGCAAGGTTATACTCATGGAAGGTCGCCAACAGGGCAAGAGTATAACTGCTGCGGCCTGCATACTTTGGTATACTCTATTTCAGGAAAGCAAAACTGTTGCTATACTGGCCAACAAGAAAGACGCTGCACGTGAAGTACTGTATCGCTATCAGATCATGTATGAAAATCTTCCGCTATGGATGCAGCAGGGTGTTAAGACCTGGAACAAAGGCGACGTTGAACTAGAAAATGGATCTCGAGTATTTACAGCTGCTACTGTAGCCAGCGGTATTCGAGGCAAGTCCGTTAACTGGTTGTACATAGACGAAGCTGCTATCATACCCAACACTGTAGCCGAAGAATTTTTTACCTCAGTCTATCCTACGATTAGTGCTGGTGAAACTACTAAAATTCTGCTGACCAGTACACCCCTGGGCTACAATCATTTCTGGAAATTCTGGAACGAAGCCGAACAGGGTGTCAATGGATTTGTACCCATGTTTATTCCTTATTGGGAAATACCTGGTCGTACCGACAAATGGGCAGCCGAACAAAAGGCATTGCTGGGCGAGCTCAGATACAATCAGGAAGTGTTATGCAAGTTCCTGGGCTCCAGTGCTACATTAATCAGTGGCGATGTCATAGGCCGATTAAGTCCAAAACGTCCTATATTTTCTAATGATGGGCTAGATGTCTACGAAGAGCCAATCAGGGCCAGTCGTGACGGTGATAGCATAGTAGGTAAATCGCATAGTTATGTAATAGTAGCCGATACTAGTCGTGGTGTTGATGGCGATTATAGCGCTTTCGTAGTCGTAGATGTTACTGATTATCCATATACTTTAGTGGCCAAATACAGAAATAACAAAATACATCCACTGCTGTATACTGATGTCATACATAAAGTAGCTCGTGATTACAACAAAGCCTTTTGTTTAATTGAAATAAATGACATAGGGCAGCAGGTTGCCGAAACTCTTTGGAACGATTTAGAATACGAAAACCTATTTTTTGTAGGCAACAGTCCCAAAAGTGGTCAATATGTCAGCGGCGGTGGCGGTGGTACTTTGCCTGGTGTCAAAACCAGTAAACAAGTTAAACGTTTGGGCTGCAGCCTAATCAAAGGTCTAATTGAGAACAACAAACTATTGTTGTTCGATGCTGATATAATCAGCGAAATGAGTACCTTCATAGAGAAGAAACAAAGCTATGAAGCCGATGACGGTTATCATGACGATCTCATGATGTGTCTAGTTCTATTGGGCTGGTTAACCAACAACAGCTATTTCAGGGACTGGACTAATTCAAATCTAAGACAGGTTTTATTTGAAAATCAAACAGCTGCTATAGAAGCCGAACTAACGCCCTTTGGTTTCATAGAAGATGGAATAACTAACGAAAATAAACCTACAGTTGAAGCAGGCGATCTTTGGTTTACCGGTGACATTGATGCTGAAATGGTTAAAATGAAAAACCGTTGGCTTGAAAATGTCTAAAATTTCATTAATATAAATAATTGGTAAATAAATTCGCTATGTCAACTTTAAGGAGAATAAGATGGCATTTCAGCTTTCACCGGGTGTTCTGGTAACTGAAAGGGACCTGACCGATGTAGTCCCAGCGGTTTCCACCACTGCTGGTGGGTATGCCGGTCATTTTAACTGGGGCCCAGTAAACGAAGTGGTTACTGTAGATAGCGAAAAAACGCTGTCAACACTATATGGTAAACCCGACGACAATACCTACCTATCATTTTTTACGGCAGCTAATTTTTTAAGCTATGGTAACAATCTCCAGGTTGTTCGTGCCGGTGCTTCTGCACATAGAAATGCTGTTGCAGCTTTAAACGCGGGTAATACCAGCGGTACAGCAACAGTAATTAATAACATTGATGACTATGAAGCCAATAGTGTATTCTTTACTTCAGGTGCACAGTCCTCGGGCTTGTTTGCTGCTAAGTATCCTGGTACTCTGGGTAACAGCCTAAAAATTAGCATGGCTGATGGTAATACCTATGGTAGCTGGGCCTATAAGACTCAGTTCGATACTGCACCATCAACCAGTACCTATACCAGTGGTCGAAGCGGTGCTAATGACGAATTACACGTACTTGTTATTGACGAAGACGGTGGATTTAGTGGTGTAGCTGGAACAGTTCTAGAAAAGTATGCGTTCCTAAGCAAAGCTAGCGATGCTAAAAATTCCGATGGCAGCACTGCTTACTATAAAGATGTACTAAGAGATCAAAGTAATTACGCCTGGGTAATAGCTCATCCGGCTGCAGGTAATCTAGCCACAGAAGCCAATGTAACCTGGGGCGTAGCAGCTTCGGGCATTACCTTCGGTAACCTGGTTACTGCAGTGACCAGTAGTTTTTCTGGTGGTGCCCTGGGTACTCCTACAGATAGTGATGTAACAACTGGTTACGATGAATTTAAACAAGACGGTCTTTATGATGTAAGTTTAATCCCAGTTGGTGGATACGGTGCTAACGTTGTTAGTTATGTAGTAAATAATATTTGCGAAGTTAGAAAAGATTGTATAGCATTCTTTAGCCCTGCTTTGGGTAATGTTAAAAATCGTGCCAGCACAACCAGTGCTACTACTGATGTAGTTGCTTATAGAACAGCCGTTAATTTAAATTCTAGTTATGCTGTCATGGATAGTGGTTGGAAATACCAGTATGATCGCTATAATGACACCTACCGTTGGATAGCTTTAAATGGTGACATTGCTGGATTATGTGCTCGCACAGACTTTACAAATGATCCCTGGTATAGTCCAGCAGGTTATACACGTGGTGTCATCAAG